TGAAAGCATGGCGTTCCGTAATGGTATGGGCAACGGTGGTTGGAATGCAACTTGGGGTCACGAAAACTTAGACCTTTATAAACAGCCAAAGCCAGGATGGAACAACGTTACATTCCCTGGTATGGGTACTTGTAACTTTGGTCAAATCAGTTATGTTTATAAACATTGGTGCGAAACATGGTTGCCATACGCAGAAGAATACGCGGATACTACTGTATTGATTCGTTACGAAGATTTGTTACGTCAAGATAGCCGCAACGCAATCTTTAAAGAAATAGCTGACAAGTTTGGTTGGGACCCAATTGAAAAAGACATTGAGTTGATTCCACACGTAGGATCTTCACAACCTATGGATGAAAACCGTATGAATTATTATCTTAATATGGCTCCAAAGCACCCAATGTTTTTTCAACATGGTCCTCGTTACAAGCAATCAATTAATGACATACTTGGCGAGGAATTATTTGCCAAGCTGGGATACAAAATCTTATAAATAGAAATAAATGTTTCTATAATTATAAGACAGGCTGTTAAATGCTCATTGACGAAGAAGATAAAAAGAAAAAGCCAAAGAGCTTTAAGGAATTTGATCCTAAGCAATACATCAACACAGAGCCAACTTTAGACGAAGCTGCTAAAGGCACTGCCGTCATTAGCTTTGGCCGCATGAATCCAGTCACTGTTGGCCACGAAAAATTGGTCAACAGAGTTTTGCAAGTTGCTGCCAAGGCCAAGGCATCTCCTCTTGTTTATCTTTCGCATTCAGAAGATCCAAAGAAAAACCCTTTATCATACAGCGATAAAGTTCGTTTTGCGCAAAAGGCATTCGGACGCGTCATTCAAAAATCAAAAGCAAGAACAATCATTGAAGTTGCAAAAGAGCTAAGTGGCAAGTTTGCAAATCTAATCGTTGTTGTTGGATCTGACCGCGTTAAAGAGTTTGAAACTCTACTTAAAAAATACAACGGCAAAGAATATAATTTCCAAGTAATTGATGTTCAATCTGCAGGCGAGCGTGATCCTGATGCTGATGGCGTTGAAGGTATGTCAGCTTCTAAAATGCGCGCTCTTGCTGCTGACAACGATCTTAATCAATTCAAAAAAGGTTTACCTAAAAAATTACAAAGAGATGCAGAATCCGTTCTTGATTCTGTTCGTAAAGGTATGAAAATGGCAGAAGAATACGAAGAACTGGAAGAAGCTTTATCTCGAGCACAACGTCGCAAACGTTCAATTGCTATGAGACGCGCTCGCTCTAAAATTAGGATTGGCCGTGAAAAAGCTAAGCGTAGACGTGCAAGCCACGATAAACTCGAAAAGAGATCAAAGCGTAAAGCAGTTCAGATGTTCCAAAATAAGTTTGCTAAGCATAAAAGATATGCTGATATGGAGCCTTCTGAAAAAGAACGTATTGAAAGAAGAATTGCAAAAATTCCAAAAGAGCGCCTTGCTCGTATTGCAAAGAAAATGCTTATTCAAGTTAAAAAAGATGAGCGCGCTAAATTTTCAAAAATGGCAACAGATAATCCAACAACTTTGCAAAGAGAATCGTTTATACAATTTGTAGAATCAACTTCTACGAAGCCACAAGATCCTGATGTAAAGGATCGCCCAGGTTCTCAGCCTAAAGGTTATTATAAAGGTGTAGACAAAGATAAGAAAGATGCCCGTGCAGCTCACTTTGAACGTGGGGCAAAAATGTCTGATGATAATCCTTCGGCATACAAACCAGCACCGGGTGACGCTGAAGCAAAAACAAAACCATCTAAGCATACAAAGAAATACAAGCAAATGTTTGGAGAAGAATTAGAATGGGTTTGCGGCGGTTGTTATGCAGATCCTTGCGTCTGCGAAGGCGATGGAGCGGAGCTCAGCGAAATGTGGGGAGCATACGTTACTAAAAAGCCGCACATGTTAATGGATAAAAACAATAAAGTAAAATTTGATAAGCGCTTCAAGATGTATAAAAATAAAGATAAAAATCTTGAAGAAGACTTTGGATCTATTGAAGATCTTGTAGATCTAATTGAATCCACGGAGGAATACATGGCTGATCTTGACGAAAACGCAAAGGCAGGGTTGAAGAAAAAAGCTGAAAAATCAGGAATGCCTTATTCAATTTTGAAAAAGGTGTACGACCGAGGAGTCGCAGCTTGGAGAACAGGCCACCGCCCAGGAACAACCCCTGAGCAATGGGGTTATGCTCGTGTTAACTCTTTTGTAACTAAATCATCAGGTACTTGGGGTAAAGCAGACAAAGATCTTGCAGCAAAAGTAAGGAAAGAAGAAATGGATATTAACGATAAGGTTGAAGCTTTTTTGGAATCAAAACAGGTTGATGAGGTTTTAGATACTCCAAAAGCCATGGATAGCTATAAGAATAAAGCAAAAGCAAGCTATGATCGCGCTGCAAAATCAGCAGCAGCTAAGATTCTTCGTGGAAAAGACAAAGATGGTAATAGAGCAGATCATCGCCCTGAGCTTAAAACTATGGCGAAAAGAAAGAAAGGCTTGACTGGCGCTGATATGGTAGCAGTAAGAAGAACCTTCGATAATCTTAGAAAAGAATCTGTCGACCATAAAATTGCAAAATTTTCAACCTTTTTAGAAAAATCGGATGAATACGAAAAAGAGCGTCGTGCTGCAATAAGAAAGGCAGCTAAAGGCGGAGATGTCGATACAAGGCCTGAAATTGATGAAATCTCAAAAGATCTGGCTCAACGTTATTACACTAAATCTACTGACCAGCAAAAAACAGCTATGAGCGATATGAAAAAAAGTAAAGGTGCCGAAAAGGATGCCGCGCGTGATAAATTCGTTAAACGTGCAAAAGGCGCAAATATGGCTTTTAATCGTTTAATGAAAAAAGAAGAATCTGGCGCAGGCGAAGAAGGTACTAACAGGCTAGTAAATAAGTACAAAAAAGACACACCATGCTCAGAGTCATTTAACGTAAAAGAAGCGTTTTCAAAGGCTCTTAAAGAAGCAAAAACACTCAGACTACTTCCAATGAGAGTAAATCGAGGTGGAGAAAGTAATGCTAAAATGTTAGCCGATGAAATTAATGATACATTTACTAAATCTAATATTAAAATGAGGGCGATTAAAATTGGAAAAACATGGCACGTTGAAGGTGAAGGCGACAACCCAACAAAATTGGCTCAAATAGTTAAATTTTTAGGAGCAAACGGCGTAGGTCATGGCCAAGTTGATGACCAGCCTGAAATAAGAGGTGGTAAAATACCAGATGCAGCTCATATGAAAAAAATTGATAAGGCTATCAAAGATTTACGTGCTTCCCATCCTAATGCAAGAGGGCACGATAATATCAATTTTTCTTTAGAAGACATGAAAAAGAAGCTTATTACTAAGGAAATGGCGTACACAGAACTCGACAGCTTTCTAGGAAGAATTGGCGTAATCAAGTCTTTACAACCATATATAAAAAAATCCGATGTATTCCAACAATGGCTTGACGACAAGTAAAAGGTTACAGGCAGGAAAAAGAAAAAATGAAAAGTTTTAAACAACACCTAAATGAAAAATGCTGGAATGGATACACCCAGCAAGGAATGAAAAAGAAAGGTGATCGCATGGTCCCTAACTGCGTTCCTGAAGAAGCAAGCGGAACAACTTGCGGGTGTGACGAAACCTGTAAGCATTGTGGTGGACAGCATCCTGAGTCTGAAATTGGTAAAACTTGCGATTGTTGTGGAAATATGATTCAAGCAACAATAGGTGAAGGTTCTGAAACTTGGGAAGCTGGTTATAAACGTCGTGTTGTAAAAACAACCAAGCCTGAGCATAAAGAAAAAGGTATGAATTGGCGTATTAAAGGTAAGGATAAATCACACCTTACAATTAAGCTTTATAAAGAAAAGCCATCGCAGGCAGAATTTAACAAACAAATGAGACGAGTAGCGGGGCACGAGTTCGGTGGATAAGTTTAGCAAACATTTTAATAACATTTGCGAAGATTGCTATATTGATTTAGTAGTCGAAGAAGCCGAGTACGAAGGCAAAAAAGTTAAACTTAACGATCCGATTCGTACATCTGAAGTTCCTTCAAAAAAATTTAAAGTTTACGTTAAAAACGAAAAAGGCAATGTTGTTGTAGTTCGTTTTGGCGATCCTAAGATGGAGATTCGTAGAGACGATCCGAAGGCTCGAGCAAACTTTAGAGCAAGACACGGCTGTGATAACCCAGGTCCTAAATGGAAAGCAAAATATTGGTCGTGCTATCAATGGCGCGCAGGCTCCAAAGTTGACAATTGATAAATATTAGCAGAATCAAAGGATGGCTTAATGAAACGGTTTAAACAACATTTAGAAGAAGGTATTACTGGCGCTCTTGCTGGCGCGGGCCTCGGTCATATGGTTGCGCCGGGTGCAGGTACTATAATTGGCGGAATTGCAGGTCATTTAGCTCAAAGAAAAATACAAAAAAAGAAAGCAGCTGAAAAGGCTAAAGAAGAAGAAGTTTCTGCTGACATGGCTGCCTTTGCAAATAAAGCCAAAAAAGAAAAAATGGCTGCAGAAGAAGATAAAAATAAAAAGCCAACGCGAGCAAAGCAAGGCGGAAATAAATTGTCCGACTCAGGAAGACGGTCTTACAATCGTACTGAAGACGGAAAAAGAGCATTTAAAAGTTCAGTGGGAGACTAAAATGAAAGACTTTGTTAAAGAAGCATTCTTATTAGCGTTGCAAGAAAAGTACGCAAAAAGAACTGCAAAATCTGATGACGGCGACGGAATGGATCCGGTCGGAGCAGAAGATGACGATGTTGATAACGATGGCGACTCAGATGATTCTGATGAGTATTTGAAAAAGCGTCGTAAAGCAGTATCAAAAGCTATCAAAGACGAATAAATAAAAACAATAATAAACCCAATCAAGGAGAAAAGCAATGGCACTTTGGGGAAAAACTGACGCAGATGCGAGCGAACCAAAATGGTTATCAGCAGACGCAAATAACACAAACAAGTCTAACGACAAAGATAACGTCTATTTCGTTGACCTTACAGAAGCCCAAGTAGCTTCTAACCGCGCCAAGGGTATCACAGGCCCAGGTTGGTGGTTGTACCACACATCAAACGGGCGCCACTATGCTGAATGTTTGATTCCAATGAAAGTATCAGCCTCTGATGCAGGCGATCAAGCGGATGATTCAGTCGTAGCAGACAGCTAATATAGTTGATATATTATGAAATTGACGGAATCAACCTTTCTGTTATATGCTGCACAACAATACGATAATCCTCAATGCGCAGATGTTACTGAGTTTGAGGAAGATCTAAAACGGTTTCAGTACCTAAGAAAATTGTTTGGCAGATATAGACAAGATGATGATTTGAAAGAAAGGTTGATTCTAAACCACTTAATTATCATATATAATGTTTTTGGACCCGAAGCAACAAATATGTTGTTTATGAAGTTACACGAATATCATGATTATTTAAAACCATTCGTTGAATATTTGAATTTTATGCCATTGGAAATTCGTTACGAAGATGTAGTATTAAGTAAGCGTAATATTTCAAGTGACACCTATATTGCAGAAAAGCTTAAAGGAATCTGACCTATGGTCGTTGACTTATTTTTAGTATACCAGTTTATTCGTAGACTTGCCACTCCTTTTAATAAGTGGGAAGCATATAAGCTTGGCATCATAGATGAAAAAGGTAAGGTTTTAATTAAAAGAAAAGACTTTACGAGATCGGCTCAAACAAAGGCCTGGGGTGTCTTTGACATCATGATAGCCAATCTTAAAAAGCTGTTAGGTAAAGTCCCAGGTGGTAGCTCAAAACTTGCTTCTTATGCTGCAGCCTTGTTTTTAATTAAAGAATATAAACATTTTACAGACGAATCTTTGCTCAATGAAGATATGGATGAATCTGATATTGATAATGTTCTATTAGAATTTCAAAACCGATATGGTTATTATAACACTCTCGCAGAAAATGTCAATAGTGATTTAGCAGAAAAACTCAAAGCATCAGACCCT